CCAACAGGGTTATGATCCTCGCGTTGCGATGCTTCAACAGCAAATGCAGAAGATGCAAGGCAAGGGCGCCGCTGGCGGTGATCCGCAGCGAGCGCAGACCGCACAGATTACGACGCAGGGGCGGTTGCAGGAACAGCAACTCAAGAGCCAGACCGATATCCAGATTGCTCAGCTTGAAGCCCAGCGGGACAAGGAAGCGACCGATGCGGAGAACTGGCGGGCGATACTGGATTTTGTGCGGGCGCAAATGGAAGCGCAGCACCGGGCGCAACAATCGGAACGGGATAGGATGATGCAGCCGGCGCCCATGCCGATGGGTGGTGTGCGGTGAGTGACCTCGACGAATATATTGCCGATGCCAAGGCGGCCGATGCCCGGTTCCGCATTCTCGCGGACGCCATCGCGGTCGAATGCGATATGCGGGACAATATCACGATTCGGTTGTTGTTGACGGCTTTGGACGCGGATAGCCGGCGGGCGATGGAGGAACTGGCCGAGACCAGCCCATTAGACAGCAATGCTGTCGCATTTTTGCTTGTCAGAGTTCGGGCGTTCGTCTACATACGACGCATCTTGGATGACATCCTCCGGCGCGGTCAGGTTGCGCGGCAATCGATTGAGGCTGAGGATCGGAGAGAAGATACCGAATGAGCGATCGGACCGACCTCGAACTGCCGGAGACCATGCACATCGAGGATGTGCAAGAGGACGCGCCTTCGGGTGAACGGCAGCTTTCGCCGCGTGAAATTACGATGGCGGCGATTGCAAAGAAAGCCGAGGAACAGCGCGAGCGAGAACTTGCTCAAGCCGCGATCTATGATGAAGATGCGCGCAACGCCGGGTTGGTCTATCCGGTCGAGGATGAGGGAACGGCGCCCGTCGCCGATGTGAAGCCGGCGGCGGTATTGCCCGCAAAGGCTACTGCTCCGGTTGAACATTCCGTCACTCCGGCCTCTGCGCCGATGCGTGCCGTCACCATCGACGGGCAGCAGTGGGCGGTCACCGAGGAACAATACGCCCAACTTGCCAATCTTGGCATGGTCACACGTCATGCGCTGCTTAATCAGCCGCAGGCGCAACCATCCTATGTCGCACCTTCCCCGCATCTTGGAGTGGATCGCCATCGTGTCGAAGACACCGTGGAGAAAATGCAGTATGGCGACAAGGCCACTGCAACCGAGGCGCTCCATAGTCTGATCGCCGATGTCGTCCGCAGCGTTCCCGCCGCTCCTCAAATTGACCAGGACGCCATTGTTCGTGCTGCTGTGCAACGTGCGCAGGAAGAAGCGCGGCTCGCGGCGGATCGTGCGGTGATCCAACAGGAATACTCGGAAATCTTCGCCGATCCGCAGCGCACGTTGCTGGCGAAACTGAATGTTGATGCCATTCGCCAGCGCAACGCGCGCGAAGGCAGATACCAAGATGATTTGGATATCTACAGGGAGGCAGGCAACGCCGTCTATGACGCGCTTGGCAAGCCTCGGCCTGGGAGCCAAACAGACAACCAATCGGCCATTCAGGCGGCTTCAGTCAGTGTCCAGCCACGGCAGGACGTGATCGAACGCAAGCGAGCGGCTCCCCGAACAACGCAGGTCATTGACCATCGCGCTGTTGCTCCGGAGACCCCTCGGCCGCCAAGCGGTGCCGAAATCGTGGAACGGATGCGCCAGTCGCGGGGTCAAGCCTCAATGAGGTAAGGACACCCAACCCATGGCAGGTCAGCTTTGGGGCGTCAATTCTCTGGGCGGCTATATGTATAGCCTTGAACTGTCTGACATTCTTCGGACGGCCGTTCAACCGCTGTGCAAGTTCCGCCAGTTTTGCGACGCCAAGGACTTCACGGACAAGGGCCTTCATAAGGGCCAGATTTTCACTTGGAACGTTTACAACGACGTGGCCAATCAGGGCACCACCCTGGTTGAAACATCCACCGTCGCCGAGACGAACTTCACCATTGCACAGGGCACCGGCACTGTTACGGAGCTTGGCAACTCTGTTCCCTACACTGGGTTCCTGGATAACCTATCCAAGCATCCGGTCCAGGAAATCATCAACAAGGTGCTCAAGAACGACGCCAAGAAGGGTCTTGATGGTCAGGCTTGGTATCAGTTCAACAGCACGCCGCTTAAGGTTGTTGCCTCGGGTTCCGGCTCGACCGGCACGAGCACCATCGCGGTGACACTAACGACGAATGGAACAGCAACCCTGACCAATTCCGTCGCGTTCTCGAACCTGCACGTTAAGTCCATCGTGGACGTAATGAAGGAGCGCAATATTCCGCCCTACATGGGCGATGAGTATTTCGGCATCGGGTGGCCTACCACGTGGCGGCCGATGAAGAACAATCTGGAAGGCGTCTACCAGTATCGGGACGAAGGCTTCCAGATGATCTACAACGGCGAGATCGGGAAGTATGAGGGTGTTCGGTTTATCGAACAGACCAACATCCCTCATGGGAACTACTCATCCGGAAACTACGTTTCGTCGGCGTCGTTCACATCCTGGGCCAACGCGCTGTCGGATTGGCTCTACTTCTTCGGTGAAGATACCGTGGCGGAAGCCTTGGTTGTTCCCGAGGAAATGCGGGGCAAAATCCCGACCGACTACGGTCGCGCCAAGGGCATCATGTGGTATTACCTTGGGGGGTTTGCGCTCACTCAGACGCAGGCAGCCCAGGCGCGTATCGTTCAATGGTCTTCGGCGGCATAAATGTCCTTCGTAGCCTCACCTAATTCTGTGCTAGAAATGGCCATGACAAAGCAGAATCGTGGTGTGGTGGTCTATGGCCTTTTCACATCGGCCGATGAACAAGTGCGCTATGTTGGGCAGACAGTATCGCCACTTCAAACCCGGCTGAGGCATCACCTCGGCTTGGCTCGGAGGGGTAAAATTTCGGCGTTGTTTTCTTGGATACGGAAACACGAACGGATTGGCGAGACGATTGAGATTAAACCGTTGGTGCGGGACGCGGTCCAGCATGAGACGGAAATCCAAGTCATCGCTTTTTTCAAAGATGCTGGGGCCAATTTGGTGAACTCAACCATTGGTGGCGAAGGTATCGTTGGCCTCCCTCGCACGCCTGAACATCAGAAAAAGATCGCTGATGCTCAACGTGGGCAGAAGCGTGGTCCGCTAACTGAGGAACATAAAAAGTTGCTCAGTGCCGTTCTGAAGACACGCACTTTCTCGGAAGAGCATCGTCGGAAGATATCGGAAAAACGGAAGGCGCAAGGGATTTCCACCGAGACACAAGCCAAGATGCGCGATGGCCGCGTTTCTTCTCCACTTTGGCGCGCAAATTGTGGCAGAAAAACCCACGATTACAACGCGCAAGATGAAAGGACACCATAACGATGGCGCAAGGAAATTACGACCATCCATCTTACCTCACAAGGCAGGCCATCAACCTGGGCATCAGCACGGCGGGCGCGAACGGCACGTCTGGGGGTATTTCGTTTATCTCCGACATGCGCATTCGCAAAGCGGCTGTGACGGTGCGAACGGCTGGCACGTCCTCGGGCGCGGGGAATGCGTGTCTGTTGGTTTATATTGGGACCATGATCACGGGGTATGCGACCGGCCTCATTGGCACGGCGCTGACCACCGCGACGGGAACCAACACCATCGGCACCATCGCGCTGGGGTCTACGGCAGCCTACACCGTCACCACGTCTTCGGACTTCAACACGAAGCTCGTGGCGGGCGGCACGCTGATCATGAAGAACGGCACCGATGCGACCGGCGTCTACAATCCCGTGGTCGAGATGTATATCGATCCGCAGGGCACATGGACGGGGCCGAACAACTGATGGCTGTTCTGGGCATCACGCTTGGGCTGCCTGTTGGTCAGGATGAGGAGCGGTCGGACTACCGGCCGGTTCCTCGTTCGGATCGCGGCAACGCGGCCTATCGGGATCGCGGCGCCCTTGGGTTCTATCAGTCGAATGACGGGGAACCGTTTGAGACACCGAGGGATGTCCGCTTTTTCGAGGGCTACGGCGCCAACGAGCAAGTTCTAGAGCGGGGTTGGTGCGAACCTTTGATTACTGAGCATCCAGCTTATCAAATGGACAACTATCAGGAACGGTCTAGTCTTCCCCGCGTATCCGACGTTTCCAAAGGGGATGTCGAAGCGATGTCGGACGATTATGAGTTCCGCAACCGCAACCGGCGCGCGCGGGGTTTTTTGACCCGCCCGCGCATTCCCGTTGAAAGGGCATAACCATGGCAAAGATGCCGAAAGGCCATCACGATCACCCCGAACACCACATGCACCATGATG